CAAAATAGATAAATAAATAAAGGGCTTTTGCGATAACGGATTTCATAACGCACATTGAATTGCCTATGGCAACCATTTTCCCCCTTGTCAGGTCGGACCTGATAGGGTAGAGAAAGTTCATTGTGAATTTGTGCGCCCGGTTGGACCTGTCCGCCGAGCGAAGTCATTTCTGGGTGCTGCTGATGCCGTTCAAAGCGCCCCTTCATCGCTCCATCCCTGTGTCCAGTGCACCGCGCAAGGTGACGGATCCGTTCTATGGATCTGCAACCTGGAAACGCCTGCGGGCTCAGGCGATCAAGCGCGATGGGTTCCAGTGTTCAGCCCCTGACTGTCAAAGCCCGCTGCGCGGCGCGGGTGGCAGGTTAATCGTGGACCATATTTTGGAACGCACGAAAGGCGGCGCAGATACGCTCGATAATCTGCGGACGCTGTGTCCTTTGTGTGATAATCGCCGCCATGGCTACCGCCTCGGCCGAATTGGGGGGGGCGGGTGAATTCCTTAAAGCCCCAGGGGGCTCCACCGGTAGGGGGGCTTCCGTACGCCGCCGCAAAAATAAGAATTCGTTTTTTTTTAGCCTGTTTGTCGGTTGGCCGGTTGAGGTATTGATCGATGGCACGAGGGCGGGCGCCAAAGCCGGATTCATTGCACGAGCTGGCGGGCAATCCGGGCAAGCGCAAACGCGCGCCGCGCGCCAAGATCGAGTTGCCAGCCGGGCTGCCCGAGGATTTCGCGCCGCCCAGGTATATCGGCAAGCGTGTCGCGGCGATCTGGCTGCGCGAAGTCCAGGCGCTGCGCGATCAGGGCTATATCCGGGCGACGGATCTGAAAACCTTTGCGCTCTATTGTTCCGCCGCCGCGCGCTTTGAGCAGGCCCAGGCAGTCCTGGAGAAATCCGGCCTGACCTATCAGGTCAAATCGAAGCACGGCACCTATCAGCGCCCGCGCCCGGAACTGGCGATCGTGGAGAAGGCCGAGCGCCAGATGACCAAGCTGCTGGAGCAGCTGGGCCTGACGACCAAGACGCGCACAGGCATCGGCGCCCAGATGGCGGCGCGTCAATTGCCATTGCCGGGGCTCAGCCCCACGCCGGATGCGGCACCTCATGTGGAACGGCCCATGCACGGAGTGACGCGTGATGATGGCCCACTTGGATTCCTCAACTGAGCTTGACGACCCGGAGATCGTAAGCCTCGCTCATGCCCACGGCCTCAAGGTGGTGCAAAGCCTCTGGGCCCGGTATGAGAACGATGACCGGTTCTTTTTCGACGCCGAGGCCGCCAGCAAGGCCTGCGCGTTCTTTCCGCGCTTCCTGCGCCATTCCAAAGGGGTGATGGCCGGCAAGCCGTTTGAACTTGATGACTGGCAGCGCGAGACGGTGCGTCTGATCTTCGGCTGGAAGTGGAAGTCATCCGGTCTGCGCGTCATCCGCACGGTGTATCTGTTCATTGCGCGCAAAAACGGCAAATCGACCTTCGCCGCGGGCCTGGCGCTCCTGATGCTGGTCGGCACGGGCGAGAAAGGCGGCCAGGTCCTGTCAGCGGCAGCCGACAAGGAACAGGCGTCCATCGTCTTCAATGAAGCGACCTCCATGGTTCAGGCCTCGGCCGAGCTGCGGGCAATCATTGATCCCTTTGTCAAAGCCCTGGTCTGCGCCAGGCTGGATGCGTCCTACCGGGTGCTGTCGGCGGATGCCGAGACCAAGCACGGGCTGAACCCGTCCTGCACGATATTTGACGAGCTGCACACGCAGCCGACGCGCGATCTCTATGACGTGCTGCATACCGCAATCGGCGCACGCCAGGAGCCCTTGGAAGCCTATATGACCACGGCGGGGGTTGACCGCCGCTCGATCTGTTATGAAGTCCATTCCTATGCCTTGCGGGTGCTTGAATCCACGGTAATTGACCCGGCATTTCTCCCCATCATCTTCGCCGCTGACCCGAGCGACCCGATTGACGATCCGCGCACCTGGGCCAAGGCCAACCCGTCCATGGGCAAGGCGATCCAGGTGGCCTATCTGCGCGATGAGGCGCGCAAAGCACAGGAAGTGCCGGCGCGCGAAAACGTCTTCAGGCGTCTGCATTTGAATCAATGGACCGAACAATCCACGCGCTGGCTGCCGATGGACAAGTGGCATGACTGCGCCGGCGAGCGGTCCTGGATCAATCTGGAACACCACTTACGTGGCCGTCGCTGTCATGCGGCCCTCGACCTGTCATCGCGCACCGATCTGACCGCGCTCAACCTGATCTTTCCGCCCGATGAGCCTGAAGGCCTCTGGTACGTGCTCTGCCGGTTCTTCGCGCCCGAAAATGGCGCCCAGCGCCGCGCCAATCGCGACCGGGTGCCCTATCTCGAATGGGCGAAGATGGGGGCGCTGCGCCTGACCGAAGGCGATGTGATCGACTATCGAGTGGTCAAGGCGCAGCTGCAGGAAGACGTGAGCAACTACGTGATCGAAAGCGTGGCCTTTGATCCGTGGAACGCCACGATGCTGGTGTCTGAATTGCAGGATGATGGCGTGCCCATGGTGGAATTCCGCCAGGGCTATTCATCCATGGCGGCACCCACACGGGAATTTGAAGGCCTGGTGGTGGCCGGTCGCTTCATTCATGGCGATCATCCGGTCCTGACCTGGATGGCTGGCAATGTGGCGGTGCGGATCGACCCCGCCGGCAATATGAAGCCGGACAAGGAAAAGTCAGGCGAACGCATCGACGGCATTGTGGCCTGTGTGATGGGTGTGGGGCGCGGCATTGCCGATAATGAGGGGCCGTCGGTCTATGAAAGCCGAGGGTTTTTGGTGGTCTGATGGGCTATTTCAAAAACCTCGCCAAAGCCATGTTTGGCCAGATCGATGTGCCCGATATGCGCGCCAGTGGCGCACCGGGCCCTGAAGATGACGTCTGGTACCAGAATCAGATCGGCGCGGGCGTCGCCGCATCGGGCGCGCTGGTCACGGCCGACAGCGCCATGCGGATTTCGGCGGTGTTTGCGTGCGTGAAAGTGCTGGCGGAAAGCGTCGCGATGCTGCCGCTGGTGGTCTATGACAAAGACATGGGCCGCGAGACGCCGGCGGCCAATCACCCTTTGCACCGGTTGTTGGCCCGGGCGCCGAATGAATGGCAGACCTCGTTCCAGTTCCGCCTGATGATGATGTATCACCTGGCGTTGCGCGGGAACGCCTTTGCGTTCAAGGATATGAATTACGCGGGCATCATCACCCGCCTGATCCCGTTTCACCCTGACCGTGTGCGGGTCTATCGTTTGCCGGGTGTTGCCGGTCCGCTGGTCTATGAAGTCCGTGACCCCTGGACCAGTGAGCTGACCCGTTACAACCAGGATCAGATCCTGCATCTGCGCGGCCTGACATCGGATGGAGTGATCGGCCTGTCGCCAATTGCAGCACAGCGCGAAACTTTGGGTGGCGCGCTTGGCGCACAGGATTATGCCAACCGCATGTGGGCGAATGATGCCAAACCTGCGGGTGTGATCACGGCGCCGGGCAAAGTGTCGGAACAGGCGGCCAAGAATATCAAACAATCCTGGCAGACCCTGTTTTCCGGGCCGAATATTCACAAAACTGCGGTGCTGGAAGAGGGCATGAAATACGAGCGGATCCAGTTAAGCCAGGGCGATGTGCAATGGCTTGACACGCGCAAGTTTCAGGTCAATGACATCGCCCGCATTTTCCGCGTGCCGCCGCACATGATCGGTGACCTGACCCGCTCGACCAATAACAATATCGAGCACCAGGGCATCGAATTTGTGACCCAGGCGCTGATGCCTTGGATTGAAAACTGGGAACAGCAGATCTGCCACGATCTGATGACGCCGGATGAACAGGAACAATATGGCGTCAGCTTCATTGAAGACGCCCTTCTGCGCGGTGACCAGAAATCGCGCTTCGATGCGTACGCCGTTGCCCGTCAATGGGGCTGGATGAGTGCCAATGAAATCCGGCGCAAGGAACGCATGCAGCCGCTCGATGCCGATGATGGCGGCGATGATTATCTGCGCCCGATGAATTTCACGGTGGCGGGTACGCAGGCAGATCAACTGGCTGACCTCACTGGCCAGAACGAAGGCGATGATGCCGCCGATGCCACAGACACCACAGATGGTGGAGACGAATGATGCAAAGCTTCGCGGCCTGGTACGCTGAATTCGCCAGCCATCCGCTGGCCATGCTGCCATCGGCGCTGTCCGAATTGAAACTGATGTCCCGGGTGTGGGGCGCCCAGGCACCGCGCGAGCCGATGGCGGGTCCGCCGCGTGCGGATATGCGCGCCCATGGGGCGATTGCGGTCATTCCGGTCGCGGGCGTGCTGAGCCAGAAAGATAATTGGCTGTCATCCTATTTCGGCTGGTCCACCTGTCGGGGCATTCAGAAATCCCTGGCGCTCGCTGTCAGCGACCCGTCCGTCGGCGCGATCATGCTGGAGTTCGATTCACCTGGCGGCTCGGTCTTTGGCATTGCCGAACTGGCCGCTGCCATTGGTGAGGCACGCGCGCAGAAACCCGTGGCCGCCTATGTCAATTCGCTCTGCGCGTCCGCGGCCTATTGGCTGGCCTGCGCCTGCGACAGCATCATGGTGACACAAAGCGGCCAGGTCGGCTCGATCGGCGTCTATATGGAACATGATGATGTCTCGGGCATGTTGGATGCTCAAGGCGTCAAGGTCACGCTGGTCTCCGCCGGCAAATTCAAGACCGAGGGCAATCCGTATGAGCCCTTAAGTGCTGAAGCACGCCAGGCCATGCAGGATGCGGTCGATATTTATTACGCGGCCTTTGTCAAAGCTGTGGCGGCGGGCCGCTCCACCAGCCAGACCGCCGTGCGCGATGGCATGGGGCAGGGGCGTGTGCTCGATGCCGCCCGCGCGCTCAAGGCTAATATGGTCGATGGTATCGCGACCATGGATGGTGCGGTGTCAAAACTTGGCGCGCGCATGGGCAAAGGCCGCAATGCCCGCGCCGATAATGCGCTGCCCGAGCCGCTAACGCAGGATCCAGTGATACCGGATCCGCTCGCGCCCGAACTACCCGCGCAGGATCCCGTCAATGAACCTGCAACCGATGAATCGGCGCCTGCGGATCCATCCGCTGCGGCCGATATTGTCACCATCGACCGCGACTATTCGCGTTTTCTGCTCGGTCGATAAACCGCCCCCCAAATTCCCTTGTGTCCTGCCGCCGCGCGGTCCTCGCGGGCACCGTCGGCAAATTTCGCAACCACGCCCGCGATGGAGAGACGTATATGAGCTATTCTCAGGTGTTGCGGCAGAAGCGTGCCGCGAAGATCAATGAAGGCAAGGCCATCTTTGATCAGGCCAAGGCTGAAAACCGCAATCTGACGGCTGAGGAATCAGCCAGCATCAACGCCATCGACAAAGAGATCGAGGCGATTGAAGCCAATCTGGAACTCGCCGACCGCCAGGCTGCGCGCGAACGCGCCATGGCTAGCGATGTGCCGGTGCGCCAGGGCGCGGCTGGTGATGGTGGCCGCCTGGCCGATCCGTCCACTGATTTCCGCGGCTTCGGTGATTTTCTCCAGGCTGTGGCTGTATCCTCGCGCCAGGGTGCCAAAGTGGATCCGCGCCTGCTCGACATCAATGCATCGGGCACGGGTCTGTCGGAAGGCGTGCCCTCTGATGGCGGCTTCCTGATCCGCCCGGACATGGCAACCGATTTGCTCATGAAAACCTACGCTCAGGGCGAAGTGCTCAGCCGCTTGCGCAAGATCCCGCTGTCGGAATTCACCAATTCGATCAAGATCAATGCGGTCAAGGAAAACAGCCGCGCCAATGGCTCCCGCTGGGGTGGCGTGCAGGCCTTCTGGGCCGATGAAGGCGGCACGGTCAATGCGACCAAGCCGGCTTTCCGCCAGATCGAGTTGAACCTGAGGAAACTGATCGGTCTGGCCTATGCAACCGATGAATTGCTGGTCGATACGGCGGCCCTCGGTGGCGTGATTTCGCAGGCTTTCGCGTCAGAAATGGTGTTCAAGGTGGAAGATGCTGTCATCAATGGTGATGGCGTCGGCAAGCCGCTCGGCATCATGAATGGTGGCTCCATGATCACCCAGGCGATTGAAAGCACCCAGACGATTGCCAATTCGCCGCAATTCCTGCCCTTCAACGTCTCGAAAATGATGGCGCGCCTGTTTGCACCATCCATGAAAAATGCCGTGTGGCTGATTCAGCAGGATCTGATCCCCTATCTGGCGCTGATGACCCTCGGTGGCACGGCCGCCGCCATGCCGGTCTATCTGCCGCCAGGTGGTCTGTCGTCAGCGCCCTATGGTACGATCCTGGGCCGCCCGATCGTGGTGATCGAACAGGCCCAGGCGGTCGGCACGCCGGGCGACCTGATCCTGGCCGATCTGTCGCAATATCTGATCACCGATCGCCAGCAGGGCGTGCAGTCGGCATCCTCGGTGCATGTGCGGTTCCTGTACGATGAAATGGTCTTCCGTTTCACCTATCGGGTCGATGGCACGCCGGCCTGGAACTCGCCGCTGACGGCATTCAAGGGCGCTAACGCCCTTTCGCCCTTCGTCAACCTCAACACGCGCTCCTAATAGCGCCGGGTCTTTCCGCCCACCATGCCAACAGGTGGCCCGGCGAACGCTGTTCGCCGGTGACCCGCCACTCAAGGGAGTTTTTTCATGTCACAGAATTTCGCGCTTACGCAGAATCTGG